TTTGACCCGACCCTCCGCGTATGCTGTCAGTATCTCGTCTGACAATGCTTGGTAACGCTCAGGGTCTGTTTTCATTAGTTTAATAATGTCGGACCTGCGATATACCTTCTTACGTGTCCCTGCGCTGCTTCCTCGTGCGTTGCCTGTGTTAGCTGCCTTAAGTGTCTGCTTACGTGCCTGTTTTTCAACTTGGGCAGTCTGCTGGGCTACTGTCTTCCGTTCTTTCCAGAGTGAGAAGAGTTCGTCCGCAGAGTCAGCGTCGTACTGTTGGTCAGCCGCTACAAACAACTGAGTCCTAATCTTAGATGCCTTAATCCATTCTGCAAACTTAGGATCATTAAGGATCGTCTGCATGTCTGGATGTTTGGCTTGAAGCGTAGCAAGTGACGACTGCTTTTTATACTGCTCAGTGTACTGCTGTGCTTCTCTAATCTTAGGATGATTCTCAATAGCACGATTAACAGCGCCTTGAGGGTCCGTAAAGTAGTCAATATCGTCTTCAGGCTCAACGTGTTGCTGTTGAGGTGCTGAGGGTGTTTGAGTACTAATGTAGTCATCCACCACTTTACGAAGTTCGCCTACTTCAGAAGACTGACGACCTAGTAGCTTTTCAGCTTCTTGGTGCATCTGTACAACTTCTTCTAAAGACTTACCTTGGTACTTTTCTGGTACTTTGGGTTCTTCTGGCTGAGGTTGCTCAACTTCTGCTGTTGCTTCTTGTTGAATCTCGTTAACTTCGTTTTGTTCGATTTGATCCGCGTTTTCCTCTTCAGGACGGGGATCTAGAATCGTTGCTCTAGACATGATTAAACTCCGTGATCGTTATCATTATGGAGATGTTATTGTTTACCTGCTTTTTCGTGCTCTTTGACCCACTTCATATGAGCGCCGGGGAATGAACCGTCAGCGCCGTTTAAGTGAAAGGACGGGGCAGATACCATTTTTGTAGCATTCGCGCCACAACCGCACCTACTGGTTGTAACGTTACTCTCTACCATTTCTTCAAAGACGTGTCCGTTAGTACAACGGAAGTCATAGATTTTATACATCAACAGGACCTTCTTCTTCTGCTTCTGCTTGCTCTCTAGCCGCTTCTATAGTACCTTGGAGGTTAATTACAGTAGCAAAAGCAGCAACTTGGCCTTTACGGAAGTACAAGTCCTCTATATCTTTGACTGTCTGAATGTCAGCCAATTGTTGTGCATTGTTGGATAACTCTTGTAAGAGTTGTTTGAAACCTTCGTGGTTGAAGAGTTCGTTGTAGTTGTCGAAGTAGGTTTCAAGCTCAGGAGTCATAGTTTCCTCTAATGTTGTTAACTATAGTTTTATTATATCATACTTTTATGCAGTTGTCAAGCTTTTCTTGTGGACTTCCTACGTCTACCTGAAGCTGTTACTGCATGTTTGATTGCTTTGGGGCCAGTCTTGCGTCGTGCAGAAGAAGCTTTTTCAGCTTTGGTCATCTTAGCTGCTACGGCTTTAGGACGACAAGAGGGGTAGGGACGTTTACTCTTGGTAGCTGATTTGCGTCCACAAGGCTTGCCCGTTTTAACGTCCACCCACTCTTCGGCAAACCACTTGGTTAAGCCTTTCTTAGGGCGACTAGCTCCTCCTGTTTGGCGCTTTCTAGACATAAGTACCACCACGTTTTTTGTACTCACGAGTTAACCACGCTGAACCATACGCAGAAGGCCATACATCAAACTTACGTTTAGCCTCTGCTTTAACTCTAGCGTACAGTGCTTTATTTTTAGGTGTAGGCCCTGACTTTTTCTTAGGGCGACTTGCACCGCCCGTTCGAGTTTTGCGTGGCATTATTTACCCCTACGGCTTCCTGTGCCTCTACTTCGTTTTACAGGCATAGCCTTCTTTTTCTTTTTAGGCGGTCGTCCTACTTTACTTCCGTATGTTCCGGGTCCCATTGGCATAACTATCTCCTTACCATTTTTTACACGACCAGTATCGTGCTGTGAGTTTACTAGGTGGGTTTGTGTCACACTTATGACGTGCTCTAAACGATTTACGACGCGCAGGCTGATCTTTTTTAATGGTCATCTTTGCGTCACCAAATCGTATAGTTTTTGTTTTGTCACCTTCCTTGGCAACTACTACAAACTTTTTAGTGGGGTGGTTAGGCGTCCGCTTTGGCTTGTTGTACCCGCTTACGCCCGCTCGTGCTAGTTTTGGGTCCTTGGACTTTGGCATTAGATAATTCCTCCACCTTGGCTTCCAGCAGGCCCACCTTGGTTTCCAGCTGGTCCAACCGGTCGAACTGGTCTTTGAACTTGTGGTTGATTTGGTCTAGCAGGAGTTGCATTTCCTTTTGCGTTATTAACATTAGTTTTACCTTCTAATTGCTTTTCTTTGAGGAGAGTATCAGCAACTTTCATACGTCGCTCAAACTCTTTATCTTCTTGGTCACCTTCACGAAGGTTTCGGGTGATAGCGTTGATCTTGTCAATTTCTAGCTCCTGAGGAACTACCTGAGCCTCTGCTGCCAACTTAGCTGCCCTAGCTTGTGATTCTTGCGCCTGAGCAGACAACGCTGCAGTTTGTGACTGCTGGAACTGTAGTTGTGCCTGTTGAGCCTGCTGTTGCATTTGCTGCTGCTGTGGGTTGGGCTGTGAAGCTTGAGCCAGTGCTGCAACAAGTTCTTCACGGTTAGACAAGTTCATGTTGTCTACAACAGACTGAATAAGGGTATTATACAAAGGAGACTCTTTACCCATGGTTTGCAATAACTGCACCAACTGAGTGACTTCGTACTCCCTAGCAATAATACCTAGTGTACTACTTGCGTTAAACTTGTAGTCAGCTACAGGATAGTTTTCAGGATCAAACTGCATATACCGATAGGCTGCTTTTTTTACAAACGGAATTAGGAACGACTGCTGGAAGTTAATTAGTGTCCGCTTGTGACGCTTAATAATAGCGCCAAGAGACATACTAATGCCAGCGGCAGTACTCTCGCCATTAACCTGACCAGCAATTCCTGCTGAGTCCACGGCTCCTGTTGCTTGTTGTACCATCTGCTGCAAGGCTCCGGCCTGAGCAAAAGTAATTTGATTAACTTGACCAAAGTTGAACGGTTGAAGTACTTCACGAGGATCTCCACTTGTTAGGATCATCTTTCCGGGACGTATTTCGGGTTTAGCGCCGCGTGGTAACCGTGTCGCGTCAATAGCCATCATTGGGTGGATAGTAAGGCTTAAAGCGTCGATTCTAGCTCGCAACTCTGTGTCAAGCGCTTTCTGACTGTTGTAACCTTTTTCGCAGACTCCACGACCCCAGAAGCGTCCGGGTACTACGTCCCAAGGAAACGCAATAACAGGACGGTCTTGCATCATATAAGGGTTAACTTCTGCCTTTAACAAGATGCCGCCATTAGCAATCACTACAACGGCTTCTACGTACTTTGACTCAGACCCTTCTTCTGGTACTGCTTCTTCGTCGTCTTCGCTTGTAGCGGCGTTTAGAAGCTCTCGTGGCACTAAACCGTAGTACTTAGTCAGTCGTACTTTATCATCGTTGTAAATAGTGAGGTCTTGGTCAGGCTCTAGATCCGTGTCAGGAGCAGCAGGACCAACATAAGCGTCACGGTAAACACCTTGTTCTTGTAAAAGTTCTACGTGATGTCGGCTTACAAACTCATCAACGGCTACGCCCATGGCGTCCTCTACAGACGTAGCTACAGGATCAATCAAAAAGTTCTGTGGTAGTACAGGCTTAAGCTTTACAACCACACGGTCAGTAATGTTTACTCCTACTGCTTGAAGATCTCCTCCCATAATGGGTTGAGTAGCAGGAGCCATTTCCTTCATTTCTTCAATAACAATTTCACCGATACCTGTACCAAAGACTGCTGAGTTAATGAGACACTCTGCTACTGCCTTACGTACCATACAGTTTTCAAAGTCTTCCGTAAGCTTGTTACGAAGAAATTGTACGTCCTGCTTGTCAGTGTCACCCATGTTGTCACTAACGTCAAACCACTTGCCACGTCCAAACGTAGCTTCCTCTAGTTCCGCTACATTAGACTCAACTGCTTGCTGAAGTGCAGGAGAAATAATGCGGGAACGCTCAGACCCACGCTGGCTGTCAGCAGGATCCCACTGACCACGCCATAGTCTGTAATACTCTTCAAATTTTTGTTCATAATTGCTTTCGTAGTAATCCCTCCAGTCTTCACATTTAGTTATAACCCAGTCTTCTAGGGCTTCTTGGATCATCAGAGGCTCGTTTTCGTATAAATCACTCATATTAGTATCCTGCTACTACGTCTAAGATTTCGTGGTCTTCGATTTCGTAATCGTAGTCGTAAGCCACATTCGCTAACTGGTCGATGTACGCCAAAGCGTCAACCAAGTCATCATGGGTTAATGGGTCGGGAAACTGGAACAACTGATCAAGAAATTTGCTGTTCCATTCTCCTTTGTTTAAAGTTATGTATCCGTTTTCAAATCGTCCTTGTAACGCCCACATAACACGATCTGTTTTCTTTTTGTTACCGTGAGTCAACTCTTCTACTCTAAAAAACATACCGTAGCGTTTCTGCATGTCCATCAAAGGAGACATTACTGCTTGTTTAGCAATACCTCTTTCGATTCCAACCGATATGGGACGGTAATCTCTAACGGCCTGAAATATCTTAGCTGCTGTTTCGTCAAGACTCCATCTACCGTGTATGATATTGTCAACAAACCAACCATGCTCATTGACCTTAACCACGGCGATCGCTGTGTCGTCAAGTTTGGAATTCTTAGTCTTTTTCTTGTTGACTTCCTCAAAACCTGCCAAGTCAACTGCAATGTAGTAATCTCCTACTTCGGGCCTATCTTCACTAAACTGTACCCAGTCTTCCTTAAACATTTCTGACCCACGCGCTTCAAAAGACGCCATAAACTCTTGGCGAAACGCATAAGAAGACATAGATTTTTTAGCAATATCAATTTCGTCCGGGTCCAGCAATGGATTGTCGTAAGAAGTAAAGTGGTATGCAACGTACGTCGGATCATTGCTTAACTCCGCATATTTATACAACTCGTAAAAATGATTCCTGCCCATAGGTGTCCCTATGAACATTGCACAGCCCTTCTGGTCAGCCAAGGCAGGTCTCAGGATCTGCTCAAATACCTCAGGCTTCATGTCAGCATACTCGTCCATTACTAGGAACTTGAGGCTGACACCTCGCATGGTTTCTGGTCTATCGGCTCCCTTGAGACTGATAGTGGCTCCATTAACAAGCTTAATTTGAAGATTATTAACATGGCTACCACTGATAACTTCATGCCCAAGATCGAGAAGGGTGGTCCACATGATGTCTCTGGCTTGTCCCTGAGTAGGTGCGACGTAAAATACATGACCTTTGTCTGCCTGTAGTGCGTTAACTATTAACATCCAAGCAGCTAATCTGGACTTACCAGTACGTCTGCCTGCTGCAACTATTTTAAATCTTGTTTTGTCTGCCCAGACTTGCTGTTGCCAAGGCAGTAGTTCTATATTAAGATCCACTAATATGTCCACATAACTGGTGTTGTGCCGCGGGTGTCCACATGGATAAAGTCAGAAGCAACGCCTATACCTGTAAACCCAAGTCCTATGGCAGCAACTACAAGCTTAAGGCGATCAGCAGCGTTTGTTATTTTTATGTCCGCTGCGATCCCTTGGGCATGTGTTCCGGGAACATCTTTTTTGGACTCTATTGGATGCAGTGTCGGGTGTCTATATCCGCTAGTAATCACAAAAGGAAATCCACAGTATGCCCGTAACTCGTCTAACTTTTGTAGGAACTCTTGTTCCATGTTGTTAGTCCCACTGACCTGACAATCGAATTCTTCTCTAGTAAAATGCTTAAGAGTCATCTTCTACTACTTCCCCTTCAATAATATCAGGTGTTGTAATTTCAGCAGCACCAACGCCGCTTATGTTGATCTGTATGGCGTTTCTACCAGCGTCTTTTACTACGTCCTTCTCAAAAGCACCCACTGGTAGTATACGGTCCATAACCAGTTTCCAAGCAGCAGCCTGATTCTTATGGTCATGGTCCAGAGCAGCATCAAAAATAGTCTCTAGGACTTTACGAGACTTAGGGCTAGCCAACATCCTAGCCTTGTACTCATTAATTATCGCTGCGTCACCCTTAGGTCGGCCTACTACACCCTTATTTCCGGGCTTTACAGCGGCAACTTCTGACTTCCGGGGTCTGCCACGACCTCTTTTTTTAACAACGTCGGTCATAACATAAATTATCCCTGATTACAACAATAGTATAACATAAGTTAACACGAAAGTCAAGCTATTTTAGGGGTAAAAGCAGTAGAAGTACAAACATGAGTTAAATCAAGAGGTTACACGGGTTTAATTTAGGGGTAATTTTCTTAATTTTGACCTATTTTGTGTCTAAGGGGCTACTACAAAAGTCTAACACATGTCAACCCCTCCCCCGCCCCATGTTTTTCCACGGGTTTGACACGGGTTGCCACTTGTGTTAGCCCCAAGAGTTGGCATGGTTCTTGCATGGGGCAACACGGGGCAACTTGGCATGGGATTTGCATGGGTTGACAAGTGTGTGGACCTGTGTTGGTCCCTATAGCCCTACCTTTATATCACGCACGCACGCGACTAGCATACAACACTGGCTGTGGTCAATAGTCCAAACGTGTGAAATATTTACGCTTCACAGCTCGGATGATATGTGGTTTCATACACACATGGCGAGACGGGGACCCAATGCCACCTCGAAAGGAAACGACCATGGCAACAATAGCAAAGCACGTAGACAATTACGCAAAATACGTAGCACTCGCTGGAGAGGCATTAGACGATCTTAAAACAGACGATAGCCAACACAACTGGCGCAGTTATGACAGACAATACGACCGTCTACAAGCATCGGCGCAAGTGCTGATAGACTTAGGGATTGACGTTAAGGGGTACTTAGGTTTTCCTGATCCACATACGCTGTAAACAGTAGACTTAAGTAAGCCCATGGTTTGAGCTATGGGCTTTGTTAATTTTATTGGAGACTAAATCATGGTCAAACTATCAAAGGCCTCAAAAATGCCGGGACGGTCGTGGTCACTGCAAGCGCTCGACACATGTCCAGCCTCACGCAAGCCCGATGGGTCGCTAGTGGATGCCTGTAGTGGATGCTACGCCACAACAGGGAATTATCGTTTCAAGAACGTCAAGGCGCCTAGAGAACACAATCGTGAGGACTGGAAGCGTTCCGAATGGGTAGACGACATGGTCGCAGAATTAGACAATGACCGGTATTTCCGGTGGTTCGATAGTGGGGACGTATACGACGTCAGACTTGCGTACAAGATTCTGGACGTAATGAAGCGCACACCATGGTGCAACCACTGGCTCCCTACACGTATGCACAAGTTTTCTAAATTTGGTCCAGTGTTGGCTGAAATGTCCGCACTGGCAAACGTAGTGGTACGCTTGTCATCTGACAGCATCACCGGAGACGTAGTAGAAGGCGACACCACGTCCACCATTGCCACACTTGACAACGTCCCTAGTGGCGCTACAGTATGCGAGGCGTACACACGCGGAGGCAAGTGCGGCCCGTGTCGCGCTTGTTGGGACAAAAGCACGTCCGTAGTCTGCTACATTGGACACGGAAAGAGTATGGAAAAGAGACAGAGAGACATTATCGCAATCGCGGCATAAACGGAGAAAAACTAGCATGAACAACGTGATCAAAGAATATCTTGCACTGGTAGAGCGTACGGTTTACACTAATGACATATTCGCATATCAGGAACTAGAGCAGTTGGAGGAGGATTACCCAGAGTTGGCAGACTTAGTCTATCAATCGGCGGGTCCTTTGGCATACGACATACAGAACAACGAGGTGACATCATGAACTTTGGACACTGGACAATCTGGTACAACCACGAGGACCACGTCTGGGACATCTACGACGGACGAAAAGGGTTCAAGTACCCAGAGTACACCATCAATAACTACTCACGGCTCGTCTGTGGGTTGAGAGACAAACTGGGATTCCTAGACACTGACAAGAACCACCGGAGGTTTTGGCGTGTGATGCGCTGGTGGGACAAGCTACGACACGGGAGACGCTAGACATGGAAACGCTGATGACTATAGCACTGATGGGGACCTGCTTTGGCTTTGGCTGGATAGTGGGTCACACCGTAGGATACGAGAAGGGGAGAGACGAATGGCCACGATAAAACGTACGTACCAAGTGATCATGACCAAGGTATACGAGGTCAAAGTAGAAGCAGAGTCCAGAGAACAGGCGGAGGAGATATTCGACAACTTCGGAGACTGGGAGGAGCTACTACGGGTCCACACGCTGGACATAGAGCCTGCGGACTACCTCACACTACGAGAGGAGGATTAAAGATGTTTGAGAACTGGCAACCTTTTTGGGACGTGTTGATACTACTGTCAGCATCTGGTATACTCACGGTTTGGCTATACATTAAAGGAGAACTAACAGATGACTAAAGAAACATGGGAGTTTTGGGCAGACGAGTACCAAGAGTACTACGAGGATGACACACCAGTGTACCCAGACGATCTGGAGGAGTGGAAGGAGGAGGAGCAGAAGGTTATCGACGAACTACGCCAGCGACTCTACGGCACATTGGAGAGGGAGACACAGGAGTGAATTTTATATTAGGGTTTGTCTTTGTGCCTCTGATGTTGCTCGCCTTGTCCGTCATGGTGTACACTAGAGCGTTCACAGTCAACGACACAATGCCAACAGATGAGGAGGACTACAAGTGACATTTGAAGAATACGAGCAGGGGTACTACGAGGGCGACTCTGGGGACAACTCAGGACCACCAGAGGACCCAGAGACACACGCTATGGTTGAACACTTGGTGGAGTTCGATACTGAGATGTACCGTCTGGACAGCCGGAGAAAGTACAAAGGCTTGCCCTATAGGCACCTTGAGCGTTTAATGATTGAACTACATGGGGAGGAATGGAGAGATGCGCTGTAGAGCTTGTAATCGAATCCTAGAGGAAACAGAATTGACTAAAAAGGACACACATGGTAATTTTCTTGATCTCTGCGGTATTTGTCTTTCTGCTACTGCTTCTGCGGGAGTAGATACAGAAACTATGCAATATTACCAATATGAGGTATTTACGGATGACGAAAACTATGATACCCTCTACTAAGGTATACTTAGGTATATATACTAAAGTAGAAGCAGTAGTAGTTAACTACAGGAGTACTACAGGAGTAAACTTATGTTAATCGACGAGAGTTCAATCTATGAAGTCACAGGTGGCGACTACAGTGTGTACTGCTTCGGCTACACACAAGCCCGCACAGTGACCAATGACATCATGAAGCGTGACCCATGGGGCGGTATACCCTTTGTGATACGTAAGGACCTTGAGGTGTCCTTTGACGACAAGGGCAACGTGGTTATGCCTAGGGTGGTGCTTGATAAAATCCTATTCCTAGCCAGTGACGAACTGCCGCAGGCGGAGACTGCGTCTACGGAGGGCGACGAGTGAACAGGTACTGTATTCAAACTATTGAAACAATCGAAAACAACTATTGGATAAATGCAGAAACAGAGCAACAGGCAAAAGAGCTTTTAGCCAGTAACTGTTATGACCCTGAGTGTTACTTTTTGGATGAAAAGATACAGAGCGTTGTGTTAGAAGCAGAAGGAGTAGAGGACGAATGAAACAGCCAGAGAACGACCATACGAAAATGTTTGGTAACGACGGCTCTATTCATAACGACGCTGAGATCATTGTGTACTATGAGCAACACGGGCCAGCAGAGCCAGTCCTACGCATACCCTTTTGGTACTGTAAAGACGAACTAGGGTTGTTTGAGAACTTTGAGGCGTCAGTACGCAGGACAGCCAAGGCACTCGCAGAGTCCTACACGTACTGGCCCGAAGGGTACGTCCATGTGCAGACAATTATTAATGAGGAGTACGTGAATATAGTTTGATTCAGTAGCAAAAGTAGTGTATACTATTAGTATGTTCTGAGGAATTCCTCAGAGCTAAACCAAAGCAACCAACGGAGATTATTCCATGACAGCAACAACAGTAGAAGGCGTAGTTAACTTCAGCAACGTGACCGAACACGACGTGTACAACGGTCAGTCAACTGGAGCCTACTCCATGACAATCACATTGTCAGAAGACGACGCTGCGGAGCTTGCAGCCAACGGTGTCAAGATCAAGGACTACCAAGGCAACAAGCAACGCAAGTTCAAGTCCAAGTACGAGATCAAAGTCTTCGATGACGAAGGCACACCCTACGCCGGAGAAGTTCCATACAACTCCAGAGTCCGCCTGAAGTACAAGCTGGGACAGCCTCACCCAGTGCATGGCGTATCGACCTACCTTGAGGCGGTCAAAGTACTAGAGGAAGCAGAGATTGCCGTAGGCGATGCCGCAGACTTCTAAGTTCCTAAGACACGAGAGTTGTCCGGAGTGTGGTTCTTCGGACGCTCTCGCTATCTACGACGACGGGGGCCAACACTGTTTTGGTGCCGGTTGTGACTATCACGTCCATGGTGGAGACCAAGGCATGACCTCAGAATTACCTAAGGCCAAGCCCCTGAATTTCAAGGGAGTGGTCTCAAGCATACCCCAACGGCGCATATCTCAGGACACCTGTGGGCGCTACGGGGTCACCGTGGAGTACACTTCCACAGGTGAAATAGAGAAGCACTACTACCCCTACTACGACCTGTCTACGGGTGACCTATGCGCGGCAAAGGTACGCGAGGTCAAGACCAAAGGGTTCATGTCCATGGGGGACGTAGGCAACGTCGGCTTCTTCGGGCAACAACAGTGCAACAGGGACACTTACATCACGATTACTGAGGGCGAATTGGACGCCTTGGCAATCTATGAGATGTCAGGGAAGTCTTGGGACGTGGTTTCACTTCGGTCGGGCGCAAGTAACGCCGCTAAGGAGATCAAGGCCCAGCTTGAGTGGCTCGAAGGGTACGACACAGTGGTGCTCTGCTTTGACAACGACAAGGCAGGAGAAGAAGCAGTAGAGCAGGTGAAGGACCTATTCAGTCCTGACAAGCTGAAGATCTGTAAGCTACCACTGAAGGACGCCAGTGACATGCTCATGGCAAACAAGGTCAAGGACTTTACGCAACACTGGTGGAATGCGAAGGTCTACAGGCCCGACGGTATCGTAGCTGGTACTGACACATGGGACAAGCTGGTAGAAAAGAGAAACGTAAAGTCAATACCTTATCCATGGGAGGGACTGAATCACATAACTAGGGGGCATAGACCGTATGAACTCGTTACGATCACTAGCGGTAGTGGTATGGGAAAGTCCCAATTTATCAGAGAAATTGAGTACGATCTGCTACGCCGATGCGAAGGCAATATTGGAGTCTTGGCGCTTGAGGAGGATCTGGCCCGAACAACGCTTGGTATCATGTCGGTGGCGGCAAACAGGCCCCTTCACTTGGAAGAGGACACGCCTGTGGACGAACTTCGACCGTTTT